GCGCCTGATTTCCATCAGGTTTTCGCGGGGGAGCAGGAGGTCTGAGCGCGCTTCCTTTACAAGATTCCCAATCCAAGTCAGGTGCTTGTTCTCGACGGGACCGAAGGCGTCGTTTTGTTGTCTGAGGAAAAACGATATTGCAGGAGGCAAGCCGATATCTTCGACCCCCTCCTGCAACATGTATTCATTCCATTTATCAGATTGACGCAGATACATCAACTATAAATAGTTGTGTATATTACATAATGTCAATATCAATGGAATTGGTAGCAGGGGTTTCGCGGGGAACGAAGACGGACAGAATGCCCTGCTTGTATTCAGCGCGGATGGTACCATAATCTGCGTCGGTGGGGAGCTTCCAAAAGCGACTAAAAGATTTATACTGCACAGTGGTGTCAGTATTGTTCTCACTATTATAAGTGACGTAAAGATGGTTGTTCTCAACCTTCACGCCTAAATCGTCCTTGTCAAGTCCCGGGGCAATAACATCAACCTTGTATTCCTCGTCAGTGCTGGATACGTTGGTCTTTACTGAATAATCATCAACAAGCTGATTGCCGAAATTAATAAAGTCATCACCAAAAATGGTCTCAAAGAGTAAGCTGCGCGGAGACCTCGCGCTGTTGTGTAGAACTGAATTCATAAGTGTTCTAACCTCCTTCACTTCATATTATAACACTCTATACCAGAGTGTCAAGCAAAAAAGTAAATTATTTTCCACTACTGGGGGGAGGTGGCAGGATATCGGTAACGCGGTGGTAGTCGTCTTCTAGACGCACAACGTCATTTATCTCTGGGGTGCTCACTTCGACAAGGCGCACGTCGCGTTGCTCCGCGCAAAACCGATGGATAATACCGGGATAGATATGGAAGATCTCGCCGGGGTTTAAAATATGGCGCTCTATGTCACCCCCTTTTTTGGAAGGGCCCTCCTCTAAAAGTAAAACTCCTTCTAAAACCATTATTGTCTCTTCTTTTACTGTATGATACTGTCGCGAAAGGCGATGTCCCGCCTTGATAACCAAAATTTTGCCAACATATCGATTAGTTTGGGCCCACAATTCTTCATGCCCCCACGGCTTGGGGGTAATAGCGGTTGTTCTTCTCATTTTTATCCCTTCAGGAGCGTCCGGGTCTCCTTATTCAAGCGGGAAGCGACCGTACTCGGGGCCCCCACCACAACATGAGTTTCCATTATACCGCAGTTATTAAGGGTAAGCGACGTAAAGCTATGATCTTCATGAAGTTCTTCTCCCGCCGCGCTAGCACGCAACAGTTTCTTATAGCCCGTAGCTTCCCGAATGGTGACTATTGTGTCCTCATTCACCCATAACTCGCTCAGTGTGAACCGCGGTACCGCAGTGCGTTCTAGCCGAGAGTTAAACTCTGTTTCATTAACAACTTCTACAAACTTAATCATTACTATCCTAACTTATAAAGGCTTTTATCATTAACTGACCAGTGAAGGCCATCGCAGAACACACGAACGTAGCCCGCGGGAGATATATACGTGACCACTCCAATCTTAGGGCATTTCGTGCTTTGTACTCTAAGCGGAATGGTTAATTGAGGATCAGCTTCCACATCACAATCTATAAGATCAACTGATTGAGGTATATGCACCAAATCCCCCACTTGATACGTGATCATCCTTGGTCAGCCGCGGCGGTGGCTGCTGGGGGTGATTTGGCTGCGGCCTCTTCTTCCAGGCGGCTATAAGCTGTAACTATCTGCCACACCTCTGCGGCCCGTACGTCTAGACTCACCAGTTTTTGACGATACTCCATCAACTCCTCTAGCACTTGAGGAGTGTTGACAGTTTCGTCGGTTTTTTGCAACTCTGTTTGAATGCTAGCAAAAGAGTTAATCACTTCTTGCAGAGTCGATGCTTTTAAACCGAGTAGCTTTGCAGCCTCGATCAAGACCTCGTCTTCATCGACCGTATACGTAAGTTGAACTTTCATTAATTTTCCTTTCTAGAAAACGGCCTGCCATGTAGTAGACAAAACCAGCCCCGTTCCTACAGTAATTATAATCCACACGACCTTATTGTTATTATTTTTCCACGCTTCTAGCGCATCTAGCCGAGCATCTAGTCTATTCAAGCGGGCGTAGAGTCCCTTGTCGGGATCGTAAACGGCCTCTTTAATTTTTGAGATGTTCTCTGCCAATTCATCCTGCTTATCCAAAAGAACTTGCATTTTTGTTGCAATCTCAGTAATCATGAGAGCAAGATTGTGTGACTGTTCTATTTCGGGCATAGGATTAACCTCCGGGTGGCTCTCCAATAAATAGGACTATATTTCGATAATGGCATGCGAAGTCGTAATTAAAGTGCCGGCGGCCGATGCAGCATTTTGCAGAGCCGTGCGCGTTACCTTCAAAGGATCAATAATTCCGGCCTCATACATATCTACCACACAAAAGTCTCGAAAATTGTGTCCGTAATTTTTGGGGGACTTTCGAATTTCAGCTTCGATCAAGTCTTCAGAAAGACCGCAGTTCTTCGCCATCTGACGTAGGGGGGCTGCGCATGCGGCTACGACGATATCCACCCCAAACTGTTGGTCCTCGTTCTCTACTGGCGCGCTGATCCCGTCGCTAGCGCGTAGCAGTGCAATGCCCCCTCCGGGAAGGATACCTTCCTGCTGGGCAGACTTTACTGCTTCAAGAGCATCCTCAATACGATGTTTCTTCTCAATCATTTCCACCTCGGTGGCAGCACCTACCTTAACCACGGCAACACCTGAGGCTAACTTAGTAATCCTTTCTTGAACTTTGTCACATTCTAGCAGCTCTTCCGTATTTTTTAATTCTGCTTTAAGAGTCTCGATGCGTCTGTCTATATCGGCATTGTCGCCTTTACCCCCGATGACAGTCGTAGTTATTTTAGTGATGTCGACAGATCGTGCCTGACCAAAATGAGCCAGCTTGAGATCGCGGAGGCGCGTGGATGACTCCCGAGATATAAACTCGGCACCGGTGGAGATGGCTAGATCCGATAAAATATTACGACGTCGTTCTCCATAGAAAGGAGCTTTGACGGCAACAATCTTCATTGAGCCACGAACCGTATTCATGATCAACGCAGCCAATGCTTGGCCTTCAATCTCCTCCGCTACGATAACCAGGGGCCTAGCATCGCGGGCGACCAATTCCAAGGCAGGCAAAATCTGATCAACAGTATCGATCTTTTCATCTGTAACGAGGATAAGAGGGGAATCATAGTGGGCTGCGCCGCGTCGTTCGTCGGTTATGAAAGCGGAGGCTGCGTAGCCGGCTTCGAGTCGGAATCCCTCAATGATATCAAGACTAGTATCAACTGTCTTGGACTCCTCGATTGTGATGGCACCATCTTTACCAGCTTTATCAACTGCTGTGGCAATTAACTTACCAATCGTACGATCATTGTTGGCAGAAATGGTGGCGATATTCTCAACATCATCTAACGTTTCAATGTGCTGAGCCATCTCCTTGAGATTATTAACAATTTCATCTACTGCCAAGTCCATCCCACGCTTGATTTCAACCGGTGAGGCCCCCGCAGTGATGTACCGCTGGGCCTTGACCATTAGTTCGCGCGCCAAAACGGTGGCCGTAGTGGTTCCATCGCCGGCTGCATTATTGGTCTCCTGCGTAGCTTGTTTGAGCACCTGGGCTGCCGCATTTTCAAACTCGTCTTCGAGGTGAATGAACGCGGCGACGGTCACACCGTCCTTGGTGATGAAAGGGTCCTTCCCCTTCTCTTGAAGAAGAACGTTGCGGCCCTTGGGGCCGAGCGTAGCAGCGACGTTGTCCGCTAGCGTATTGATTCCATTAAGTACTTTGGTATTTAGTTTAGAACGAGACTCAAATTTACACTTGGGCACACGTCACCTCTCTTTCAGTTAGGTTTATTATAGCACAGAAGTTTGAAATGTCAAACTATTTTATTGCATTCCTGACACAGACTTAACAACTGCTGACTCCAACTCTTTGGAGTCGCTGATGGCATCCTGGCCTGCTTGAGTACGGTTGGCTGCATCTTTGGGGGTACATGCTTTACCTTCCCCGCAGTTGGCTAAGAAGAAGCGACCAATATTATCATTGAGATCCGCAAGCTTGTTAAACATTGTCACCAGTTCTTCGTTCATGGAGGCAGCCGCCTCTGCAAAGAACTTTTCGGTGGCTTGGGTAGTGATTCGCAGTACTCCCAGCTGGCCGGCCTTCCCCTTGTAGTGGTTCGGGGTAATGTGAAACTGGGTGCCCCCGGCTTCCGCACCTTTGCCGCGCCGGGCGCCAAGCGCAGGTTCCCCGGGCCACGGAACACCAGGATCGTTGCCCAAAACAGCGTTAAAGAAAACTGAGGGAGGCTGGCCGGACTCTTTAAGTCTGGCTGCAAGATCGGCCCACTGCGCCATTTCTTCCTTGCCTCCCCACAAATCTTTTGTATCTTTGGATTCGGTGCCGGGTACGGCTTCGTACCCTTTAGTGAGAGTGGCCCCGCCCACGCCGCCGCGGCCGAAGACAGCAATATTAGCTTTTAATTTCGTGGTGTTAGGGTCAACCAGTCCATCTTCGGGGACCCCGGACATCTGCAGGCGAGCCTGAACATCCGCGTCAGCGGACAAGGTAGCCAGTCCTTTAACAAACTTACCAATACGCACCCACTCAGGCGAAGCCGTACGACTCTTTTCTAAAGACTTAGCAGTTCGAATCCAAATATAGTTACCCTCCCCGGCGGGCACCCCATTGACGAAGTCCTTGGGCGCGGAGCTTCCCACCTTGAGCCACCCCCTCTTGTTAGCGTCCGCAAGCGTAAAGCTGACGGGCTTGACCTCAAATGTTTGGCGATGCTGTGGGTGACCGATCCACTCAAAAAAGTTCTGGGCTGTAATGTTAAATTCATAAAAGGTAACCGCCGAAACACTCTTGTTCTTCCCGCTCTGGGTCTTGACAAGAATGACGTAGCGCATCTCTTCTCCGGGAGGCTTGCCGTCATAGCCAGCGAAATGTTTTACCAAATCTACAAAGGAGCCTTTCACATTTCCTGCAGAATTGAGAATCTTGAGGCTGACGGGGGCGCCGCTGCGGCCGCCGGGCTCATCAATACGAATGTCCGCAATATCTCCCTCGCTGGTGGGGACCTGGCGTGATTTACCTCCGAAGAGGGTAGCGAGAAACGGCTCCCATAAGAAGCCCGCCACTGCGGCATTAAACTCTTTCAACATGTATACAAATTGATTTAGAAACATTAGGTATGAGAGGGTTTCTGGAATAGTAGTGTTCTTAAGGTTGGCCGCAGGATCATTAAAAAAATTTGTAAGAGCCTTAAGCTTTGCGGCGACCGCGCTGCTGTCGCTGGCCGGAGTCCACCCCCCTCCGATGTTGCCCATCCACATTTCAAACTGCGCTCGGTCCTCACTAGAAGGCTTCTGCCCGACGGTGATTTCAGTTGGCATCACATTTGGAAGACGCAGAACGCGATCGCGGGCCCGGGCGCCGCTCAGTCCTTCCTCTAGAGGAGGCGCCACAAGGAACTGAAGCACCTCATTTATCAGGTCTTCGTCCGCGGCCGTCTTATAAAAGTTTTTCACCAACCCATTTAGATTCATCCGGCGCGGCCCCAGGATGGCACCGGCATGTGCTCCCATTGGGAGAAACCAGCTTGTTCGAGTGCTCGGAGAGCATCATCTAGCTGGCGCTCATGGTGGGGCCTCTTAAACCAGTGGTCTCCCTGCCCATCTACCACAGCCAGAACGTTATTGTTGATATTCCACGTGCGTCGGGGCGCCTCGTCCGACAGCTTGGGTACGCCACCTCCCACATTTGCTAGCCGGTCGTGGTCGACGCGGCTTAAGCCTAGATGCACAAGCCATGCACCTTCACGGTCGTTGCTCACCATTGGCTCCTCAGGGCCCAGATCCTCATCAAGATACCTTTTCCAATTTTCAGTTATGCGTTTCATTATAAAGACTCCGTAATACTAATTAGACGACCGCGTCAACAAAGCCCATTTCTAAGGCTTCATCAGCTGAGAAATATTCATCCGTGTTGCGGGAGAAGATATTATAGATCTCTCCTACGCTGAGATGAGAGTTGTCGGACAGGGCCTGGATCATCATCTCCTCTACCTTGTGGGCCTCTTTGTAGACGGTTTTCAAATTGGGTACGGGGCCCTGCTCAGCTGCAGAACAGTGGTGAATCATTAAGCGCGTGTTCTGAGAAATAAACCTCTTCCCTTTCGTCCCCGCAGCTAGTAGAACCACAGCCGCAGACGCCACCTTACCAAAGGCATATGTCCGAATGTCTCTATTCTTTTTAACAATACGCATCAGATCATAGACGGCAAACATATCTCCCACGGAACCTCCATTAGAAGAGATAAAGAATTCTATATCTTCATCGTTTTCAAACTCGGACGCATCAATGTTTAAAATCTTATTGTGATTGGCAGCGATAAGAGCAGCCGACAGATCCTGTAGGGTTTCTTCATTGACGTCCCCGCACAAACCCAGGAGGGCCGGGGGGTCGTCGTCATCGGGGGGCGGCAGGACTCCCCCTTCTTGCTCTTCTTCCTCCGTCGCTTGTTCTTCTTCTGCTTTAATCATTGTCGCCTCGTCTCTCTTGTTGTAAGAACTTCATGGCGCCGGACCAATTATCAAAGGGCATCATCGTGCGAAAGTGTGGCGGCGCCTTACTTATTATAGTTAGTATAGCTGAGTCCTGCCAGTTTGTCAAGGTCTGTTCCCACACTTCTTCAAACTCTGCAATTTGTTTATCGTTAAAGTCTGCTTCATGCATTGCTTTAATCTTAAGTGTGTTAAGAAAAGATATATTCTCCACAATAGAAAGACACATCAACAAAAGATGGCCGATCACCTGACGCAGAAGGCGCCACATATGGATAATCTCCAGCAGGCGCCCAAGGTAATAGGTAGCAAACACCCCACAACAAAATCCCAACACCACAAACACTGCAAGGTCCTGGGTGGTTAACTCATACATACAAACTCCAAATAGAAAAGGCTGTGATCTCTCACAGCCTTATTCTATCAGACTAGGAACTCTTTGTCAACTATTTCTTCAGTGCACTCTTAAGAATTCGTGCAGCCACACGCTTGGTAATTTGCTCGACTAGGTCGTCTGTAGCCTCGTTGACATAGGCTTCATCGCCCTTCTTTTCGCCGCGGCCTTTGCCAGACCGAGTTAGTTTCTCGCCTTTGCGGGGGGACTCATCAGCGTCGTCGTCGTCGTCGTCCTCTTCCTTCACGAGGCCCGGGCCCTGTGAGGCGAGGCCTCCCTTAGAGTTCTTCGTGCGGCGGTGATCTGGGTGCTGCTTGGAACCCTTGTGGGTATTGACTGGACCTCCGGCAGACTTAGGTTGCTCAAAGCCTTCCATCATCTCGTCTTCGGCGCCCAATTCATCATCGGCCACCACATCTTCACCCTCGGGCGCAAACTCGTCGACCTCTTCTTCGTCTTCCATTTCGTCAGAGTCAATCTCGACCTCATCGCCAATAGCGTCTTCGAGGGCTGTCTCTAGGGCAGCCAAGAAATCATCGACGGACACCATGCGTCCCTCGCCGGGGCCCGCTTCGGGCTCCATTTCTATGTCAGCTTCTAACTCATCCTCGCCGGCCTCTTCGGGCTCGCCGCGCTCTTCGTCGCCCATCGCATAATCTTCCAGCGCTTCGGGATCGGCTTCCTGTTCAAAGAGAGAGCCATCAGCGGCCTCCCCTTGACCTCGGCCATGGCCCGGATTTGCTCGTCCGGACTTGGGGCCAAGTGCACCAGTGACTCCGGTGCGAAGCTCATCAAGCTCCTCCTCATCGTCACGATAGTTCATTTCATTTACAAAGCCGTGCGCGAGCGGCTCTAAGCTAGCAAGCTTCATAAACTTTCGAACTTGCGCTTCATTCAGAAGGTTCTTTTTGCCTGACATAATTGATATCTCCTACAACATATTGCAATATGCTACTTTTAAATAGTATTTTCTTTCACTAATGTCTTTTTTAATTTTACGAGCGTGGCATCTAATATTTGTTTTATTCGGACCGTACTTACGTGGTGTCGCTTACCTATCTCCTCCAGAGTAAGGGGCCCATGTTTGTGGACCGCAACCAACGTACAATTCAAATCTTCTTCATAGTCTAGATGCAGTCGGCACTCTTGGTTTTCACAAGAAACGCGCGCCAAATAACATTCTGTTGCACAATATTTCATAACTCTGGTAAATCCTCTTCTAGTATATCAAAGATGCTTTCCACTTCCGCAGCACTGAGGGCCAACTCTTGTAGAATCTTTTCTCCCTTTAAGCGCAGCTTGCGAGAGCGCGTGGTTCTAGTCTTCGATTGCACCTTCTTATTAATCTTATATTCATCAAGGAACTCCATAAAAAGAGGGTCCTTCGCGAGATAGGACTCAACACAGTATCTAAAGAACTCACTTTGAGTTTTAATTTGATCATAGTACAATCTTATCTTAAGATTCTCGTGCAATTTCGAATTCAAAAAGAAAGTTAGCTTGGATTCGGTGTCGGGCATCATGGTGCTCATCTTAAAATATGGGGAGAGCTTTCGGTCTGCCCACTACTCGTCTGTCGGATGAAGCGAGCCTTTTGCTGCAACTCGCTTATCGTTCGGGCACCAGAGTACGAAAGTCCGCTCCGAATGCCGCGCTCTAGTTCGGCGAGGGTGTCCGCAACGGGGCCTTTACACGGTACGCTGGTAGCTACTCCCTCCAGGGATGCAGTCTTGCCGCGCCACTCTATCTGGGCGTCTTTGCTAGCCATTCCACGGTATGACTTAAACTTCCCGTCGTGAGTAAAAACTACATCGCCAGGAGTTTCATCAGTACCTGACAAGAGAGAACCAAGCATAACGAAGTCAGCCCCAGCTGCCAAAGCTTTGACAATATCCCCCGCGTTTCGGATTCCCCCGTCAGCAATGATGGGAGCGTTCCGGTCCGATCTCGCGCACTCAATAATTGTGTGAAGGCCCGGGACACCGTGGCCAGTCTGGATCCTAGTTGAACAAATAGAACCGCCGCCAATATTGCAACGCACACTATCGGCTCCCCAATCGACCAAGTCATTGTAACCCTCCAAGGTTGCGATGTTGCCCGCCATAATGTGGACGCCATCATCAAACACTTGCCGCAGGGTTGCCAGCGCCTCTTTCATTAAAATGTGGTGGCCATGAGCCACATCAACACATAAGATCCTAACGCCGGCGCCAACAAGGGCGCGCGCTCTATCTAAATAGTCTCCCGAAGTGCCGATAGCAGCTGCCACATTAGCATTTGCTCCAACAATGACTTTGTCTACCAGGGTACACTGATGTTCAATAGAGTTATATCGATGCACAACCCCCAACCCTCCAGCTTTCCACATCGCAACCCCCATTTCGGTTTCCGTGATGGTATCCATCGGGCTAGCAATGATTGGAAGGTGCAGCTTGATAGTGGCATAAGGCCCGTGAAAAGCGCTAGCGATATTCACCTCTCGGCGACTTAAAATATCAGAGTACTGCGGGACCAAGAGTACATCGTCATAGGCGAGGCCTTCCTTAAGTGTCATGGAGGACCTCGCTCACCGTGCTCCAACACTGAGGACAAGTGAGGCGTACTACCTTCTTCTCCTGAAGTACCGTAACGTGCCAACTCTGAACAGTGGCGGGCGTTCTTTCAAAGGGCGCCTTGCATAAGCAACACTCCGTAGGCTCATTCATCAAGAGGGAGGCCTGGTCGGTCAGTTGCTTTTTTATTACCTTGGCTGTCTTCCCTTTTTTGGTGACAACCTTGCGCAGCTTTTTCACTTGCCCGTTGAACCTAGAGCACCCTCACCACGTTCTGAGATTGTAATGGGGTACCACTCATAAATGTCGGGGCTCGAGCTAGCGATAAAACGAGCGTGGATGATAGGGATCACGACCGCTTGCGCGACCTTATCACCTGGCTCCAGGTACTGTGTTTCAGTACCCGTGTTATGAAGGTTGACAAAAACTTCGCCATCATATCCACTGTCTACCACACAGCCCCCCACCAATAGCTGCCGCTTATGGGCAATGCCGGACTTGTTTTTAATTTCCAACATATAACCGTGCGGGATTGCAAACTTACAACCCGTTGGAATGAGTACGCTCTCGCCGGGCTCAATTTTAAATACCTGTTCGGATACCTCTGATGGTGTCCACCGCAAGTCGAGGCCGGCGTCACTAGGGTTCTCTCGTACGGGAGGGAACGAATTCCTTGGTATCGGGCTACCTCCTCTAAGCATATAGTATTGTAGTATCATTTTCCTTGTCCTCTGTAGGGTTTCTTATAGGTTTTGTTGCCGCCGCAGGGGCCTGGGTGGCCAGTTTTTGTGAACTTGCTATTTCCGACGCGCGTTTTTTTCTTGCGCGTTTCGTGTTTGCTGCCGTCTGATTTCTTTGCCATTGTATTTCTCCTTGTATTCTAGTAATGGATTTCTCCCACATCTCCTCGTCTAGCTCACACCCCCGAAATTCTCGGCCTGATCGGTGTGCAGCTATAGCAGTAGTCCCGGAACCCGCGAAGGTGTCCAGCACCACGTCGCCCGGGTTGGTGTGCTTCTCTATCAACTCTTTGATTAGTTCTGTATTCTTCTGAGTGGGCATGAGTCGAAACTTCCCTCCCTGAACGGGGTGGTAATACACCCCGCTGTCATATTGACTATGGAAGGTGGGCTTGGCACCCTTTACCCCAAGAAGGGCGACCTCTCGGGAGTTCGTCAGGTAGTTCCGACTGCTATTAAGGGGTTGTGGATTGGTTTTGATCCACTCAATAAATCTAATCTGCTTAAAGCCGCATGCCTGCATCATCTTTTGTAAGTGACTAATCTGCCATAAATCAAAAAAGATAATGCATGTGCCGCCGGGCTTCAGAACCCTATAGTATTGCTCAAGAAATTGCGGGAGGTCCCGCGTTGGATCAAAATCCGTATCCCACTTTCCATAATGGGTATTGAGAGCATACTTGGCACCATAGATTGAGCCATACTTCAGGTAGTTACGCTTCGCTGTGCGCAAGGCACTAAGCCTTTCTTTACCGGGCTTGTACTTACCTTTTCGACACCACTCTTTCCACTCAGGCGCCGTCTTAAGGGAGCGCCAAGAGGATTCAGTTTTATAATTAGTGGTGCTGTTACGGCACGCAGCCACATGGGCCACCCACTTATCCATGCCGGTGGATTGGGAGATCCCGTAAGGAGGGTCGGTCAACACCAGGTCGACACTCTTACTACTTAATGTGGTAAGATAGTCAATACCATCCATCCAGGCAAATCCTTTAATCGTCATCTTCTGCGTCCTCGGGGAAAGCAAATTCTTTCTGGTGGGGGAATGCTGCAGCGTTAGAAGATGCACCCTTGGTTAAGTTATCTTCTGCCATCATAAGCTCCGCATTATCATAAGTAGTCGCGCCCCCATCCCGCACTGAGCGCACGTGATCCACGTGTGTCTTGCCCAGATAAATGTCTAGAATATCAATCTCATTGTAATTACGATCGGTGTGAGCTTGATCAACCCACAAATGCAGGTCAATATTCGAGCGAGAGAAACAATCTCGATGAGTGCGTTTCTTGGCGAGCGTTCCGTCCTTAACGAGTTGCGCATATGAAACTGCCAGTTGATCACTGTACAGCTGTCGCGAGCGAGAGTAACAAACTCTATTGTAATAGTACTTAATCCAATAGATATAAGAGTTCTCTTTCTCGGCCTCGGTTAAATCCGCGGCCGCGGAGCGTGCTTCGGCGTCGACCTCCAAGAACCATGTTAAAAGTGCTTTAGGCCTCTTAACGGTGTAGCCCTGTGAGAAGATCAAATGAACTACATCGCACAGCGCGTGAAACATACCCTTGGTGAGCTTCTTTTTCTCTATGAACGCTTGCGGAACGTTGGCTGCCATCTTACATAAAATGCCGAGCACGTTGTGCACCTCTTTTATGATATCCTTATCCAGAATTGTCCGCGCCTCATAAAGTTCATCGAGCTGAGCAGCTTTCAGATCTATGGTAAACTCTTTCGTATACTTTAGACATAGTTGTGCTATCAGTTCCTCATGAAATCGTTGATCTAGGTGACTTTGTTTACTATAAATAAACTTCTTAAACATCTGTTTGCTTTTCATTATATTTTTCCTAGGTTTCTTGGTTAGCAATATGGCGCACAAAATCACTTAAAGGTGTTATGCGTGCCTGCCGGCGCTCCTGATCGTTCAGGTGAGTCGACTTGTTGAGCTTACGAAACAGCTTGCACATTTCAGTAACAGTGATCCGGCGTAGAAAAACTACATCAAGGACCTTTTCGTTACGGATGTCTTCGCGTTCGTCGTCGCTGAAATCTTTGAAGTACTTCTTGTTACCCTTCCCGTCCCTAAAATAAAGTTCGGGGTGGTTTTCCAAGAAGGCCGAGATCATGCTGGAGGTGTTATTACCATCAATACTGACATAGGTGTGACCTTCTTCGCGTCGCTCTTCAAAATATTTGATGGACTCCTGGTCACCAATCTCGTGGGCCCACTGGAGACATCGCTCCACATCGGCCAGAATAATCTTGTTGAAGACCGCACCGGTGAGGACCTCTCGGAGATAGTCTCTTCCGTCTTCCGCGCTCCAGCCGGATCCGTGGCTAATACCGCCCCACCGTTGAAAGCTACCATCAAGAAGCGTCTTCTCGTACAGCTTCCGAATGGAATTAAGGCTTTTCGGTTTCGGGTCTTTGTCAAAACGATTATCCAGCGTGATAGATGGAATCGTATTCTTATTTGTTTTACTCATATTTATATCCTAACATATTGTTAATTGGGTGTCAACCCAGTAATCTTAATTAATCTTTGTTTAGCATCCGCGGTCGGCCATCGGGGCCCCCCACCACGATCTGAAGGTTGTCGAGCTTGCCGCCCTTTCGGTGTACACGCAGGCCCTTGATCTGGGCGCGCATAAACTTAATCATGTTTTGATATGCTTTGATTTGATCATCAATTATTTTTTTCTCTTGTTTACTACGTGCCATGGCTCATCCCAATATTCTTAAATTTCTTCTAATCGATCTCGTTGAAAATCCCCACGCAGCGTCATAGTCTAAGCGTCCCATGTAGGGGTGGTTCAAGTGAATCCTATCCTTACCTTCTACTATACCCCAACACCTGAACTTTGTCAACACTGAATTTGAATCTATTACAGAAACAATCCAATATGGTTTGCCGTGCTTCGTTTTCTTTTTAATAACCTCGCGAGGGATAAACCACACGAGCCCCAATGCTGGGTCATAATCAGAAATGGCAGGGACGAAGTAGGAGTCGAGCTTGTTCCGCACGGAGTCAGTCATCACTAAGTGCATCGGGAAGATGCCAGTGAGCGTCGTAAGGTTATCAATCTCTTCTTCTGTAGTGAAGTCGCCTTCGTCCCGGTAGGTCTCAATGTTTTCCAGAAACTTCTTCTTGCTATAAACTCTATCCACAGCTACCGCAGACCAAAAATGCTTGCGCCCACTAAAGCGCTCGTCCATCAGGTTGTGCAAGGCACCCGAACGAACGAGCACATCGAGCCCCTTCTTGTTCAGCTTGCTGTACACAATATCGTCATGGAAGAGGAACTCCTCAATATCATTGAACGGTCGGTTCGCGACAATTTGTTCGATGGCAGCGTCGCCTAGACCCTTAAGCCCTGCCAGTGGCTGCACCAAACGTTTGTCGTTGTTGGGATCGATCTCCCACACAAACGATGAAGTATTTACGTCTGCCTCCACAATCTCAAAGCCGTTCGACTTAGCGATGTTGATTGCCTTCTCTTTGCGCTTCTCAGGTTCCTTGTCGAGGAACGATGCCATCCATTCTACGGGGTAATAGTTATATAGCCACGCGCATTGGAACGAGATTGCCGAGTACGAAATGGCATGCGACTTGTTAAAGCCATAGCCCGAGAAGTATTCAAACCTCTCCCACATATCCTCCGCTTCGCTGTGGCGAATTCCCTTCTCTACACACCCGTCAATGAACTTAGTGCGGAGAACCTTCTTAACTCTGGCTTCCTTCCCTGTTCCCTTCTTGGTGAGAACCTTGCGAAGGATGTTCCCCTCATCGAGAGAGATGTCCTTCCCGAGCTTGTGAGCAAGGAGAGCAATCTGCTCCTGAAAGATTAGGAACCCATATGTCTCCTTGGTTACGTCCTTTACATGCTCATTAATGTAATCGATATCTCCTGCGTTCGCCTTGGCTTGAATGTATTGCTCGTGCACGTTGGCTGAGAGTGGTCCTGGTCGATAGATCGATGTGATGGCCGAGATATCAATCAGTGACTTCGGCTTTGCGTTCGCGCAGAATTCCTGTGCTCGCTGTTCAGTGAACTGAAAAATTCCCGCGAAATTTGCTCGCTGAAAAATGTTTCTATACACGGACGCGTCGTCGAAGTCGATGACATCGGGATGAAGGTTCTTGTCATAGAACTCTTTCACATCCTTAAACGTAGGTTCTGGGTTGTTATGGTGTCTCTTCAAGATGTGTCGGATTGCGCCCTCGATCATTCGAAGTGTCGAGAGTCCCAACAAATCAAACTTAATAAACCCAAGCGGCTCCAAGTGCCGGACGTTCTGTCCCTCCGCCCACGGAGACTGGCGCACGCCGCCCGAACTAATGATGGGCATATGCTCATTCAAGTCATCTGCAATCAAAACGCCGCCCGCGTGACGGGAACAGGAACGAACCTGTCCCACCAACGCCTCAACGTGTGTCTTGATATGGGGATGCTTTATTAGATAGCCGCGCAGGGAGGGGGAGAGTTCCATAACTTCTTCCCAGGTCGGAGCGTACACTCCGGCCTTGATCCCGTGCTTCATCTTTGCAGCCGGGGTTGCCTCCGCAATCATCGTCGACGTTACTTTATTAACTTCTCCGAACTCAACTCCATAGAACTTTGAAATGTCCTTGATCAAGGACTTAAGCTGAAGCGTGTTCCAGTTTGAAATTGGGATGACCGAGTTCTTGCCCCAGTCTTCCATAAGCATTTCCTTGAGTTGCATGGGCTCCGCAACATCATAGTCGATGTCAGGGTAGTCTGTCGCATCCTTGCGCAGGAACCTCTCGAAGAGGAGCCCATACTTGATGGGGTCGATCTGTGTGATACCCAGGACATACGCAGCTAGCGAACCAGCAGCAGAGCCGCGGCCCGGGCCGGTCAACTGAACCGCATTGGCCTTGTCGGCAATTGCCTTCATGGTGAGAAAGTACTTACTAAATCCTCGGTCCTCGATGACATCTAATTCTTGCTGCAGGCGAGTAGTGTATTCCTCGTTCTCGTGGAGGCCACGATCGCGTAACCCTTCCAATGCATAGTTCACCAATGCTTCTGCATCTGTGAATCCTGCGGGAACCACAAAGTCAGGTAGCCTCACCTTGGTGTCGGGGACAAAGGTCTCAATCCGATTGAATGCAATATTGTGTGTTTCGGTAATAGAGTTCATTACCAAGTCATCGTCGTATTCCATTCCTAGGTTCTTAGAGTACTGCTTATATGACTCCCAAATCTCGTTGCCGTTCTTCGGGTAGAGTTCGTAGCCGATCTCTTCTACGCCAGGGGGCAGTTCTGTATTGTCTTCCGCCCACGCCGGGGTTCCCTTGCCTAGCCAGCCTAGGCGCTTGTAAAGCTCACGGTCCTTCCAGGCTTCGCGGTTAGGATAGTGGCTGTCCGCTGTTGAAATTAATGTAACATCAAATTCCTTGCACACCTCAATAATGTGCTGGTTTAGTTCATGTTGTTCTAGAATGTTATTCCACTGAAGTTCCCCATACCAGCGGTCACCGAAGACCTCCATGAAGCGACGGGTCGTTTCCCTCATTGCCTCTCTCACGGCCTCTGGTCCCTCCTCGCGGTTCTCCCAATAATTGCCAGCGTAGGGTCCGCCTAAGCAGGCCGATGCAGCGATGACGCCTTCAGAGTGTTCTGCGAGCATCTTATAATCTACACGCGGGTAGCGATAGAAGTTCTCCTCTCTGTATGAAGCTGATATTAGCTTGAACAGATTGTTGAGACCAGTCTGGTTCTGTGCCAGGAGAATGAGATGCCGCCGGCGATTAATAACGGACTTAATTGCTTTCTTTGAAGCTGCTTCGTCCTCAACTGTGGCGCCAGAGGTATCCCCCTCTTTCACCAATGATTTCGCGAGCTTCTTATCCTCCTTGATCCTATCATAGTCCTGGCGCCACTCTTCGATAGAAGGCAAGAAATATGCTTCTACACCAAAGATAGGCTTAAATTCCTTTCCTTCGGACTTCATCTTTTGCCAGTGTAAAAACTGGTGCGAAAACCCATTCATGTTCCCGTGGTCTGTGAGAGCGAGTGCTTCGCCCCCGTTCTCATAGCAAAAATCCATATGCTCATCCGGATATCCGATGGCATCAAAAATAGAACCCGCTACGCTGTGTGCGTGCAGGCCTACGAAAGGAATCTTTTTCTCGTTCACTTGTTTCTCCCTCTATACATAGTGTTTGTGTTCGGACGTTTGGTTTTCTTACCAAGTTCCGATGATATAAATTTAACATAGCCAGCCCATGATGTCAAGTCATAAAAACATTTCATTTCTTGATGGGTGCCCTCTGGCCCATCGCCAAAAACATCTTCGAGATTATAGCGTAAAGACACATATCTCTCTTCGGGGGGCAGTGCTTCAGAGGGCATTTCACCGGGCGGAGGTGCTCTGTAATATGAGGCGTTCGTCGTAATAGTTCTTTTGGCGCGGCGCCACTCCTCAGGATCGATAACAAAGCTTAGTGGCAAGCCATCCTTCACTGTTTTTCCATTGTGTGAGAAATAAAAAGGGGGGCCCTTACGTAGTTTAGATCGGTACTCTAATACTTCTTTGGGATCCATCATCCCCATAGGAAAAGATATGTAGTACCGATCCGGCTGGGACCATCGCGAAAACTGTGCTTGTATCCAGTATGCCACATTGGCGCCATAAATAACAGACCACGCATAATTGTCTACCTTCTCTCTATGTTTAGGATGAATGGGAACATAATAAATGGGAACCTCTATGTGTCTGGTCTGTCCAAACTTAACAAACGTTCCCCGTTGAATACTGTCTATGTCCGTGGCGATCTCACCAAGCCGGTAGCGTAGGAGGGGGGCTACATCGTCGTTCGCCACAATCCAGATAGAAGTGCAGCCGGCATGCAAACACTCATAGACGGTGGCCTCTAATGCTGTATAGTTGGGCGCCACTGGCACTAAGGAGGCATCCCACTCCATCCCTAGTTCGGTTGACATCCCAGCCACGGGTATAATGGCAGGCATGTTCAGCTTCTTAGCCATGCAAAATGATTCGCGGGTCCAGTGCTTCCGCTACCTTAAAACAATAGTTGTTTTTGGTAGTGTGACGATAAGAGTGACTGACTTTAATAGGAAGGCCGTCGGCGCTTTGGATGTTGTGCTCCTTAAGAGTACGCTCCAACAAAATTCGAACCACCGTTTCAGAAAAATCGAAGCTTTTCAAATCAGCGTCAGGAATGACACTCCTCACTAGAATATCTTTAAAGTCTCCTTTTTTATTTCGATCAATACGATTAGATTTAACAAATTTAATACTACGCATTAAGGGGCCCGGGCAGAGGACAGTAAAGTCATCTCCTAGTCGCGACCCCTGAGTGATATCAAATACATCATAGACTGTGTGGTCTTCCACCACTTCCTCAAAGGGCAATTCTTTAAAGTTATCTCCGTCAAATAGATGCAGTGTTTGAAACTGTACCAATACTTTGGTATTCCCTCTGGTGATTATCTTAAGGCGCCCCTCTTCTAGCGCTACAGTCTCTACTTCAAAAGGAACGGGGAGTAGCCCCGCCATTCCGAGGCGGTATACGCCGTCGAACCATCGGCTCTTAACCTCTTCATGCCCCACCAAGTAACAGAATGGACGCTGTTCACTATTAACAATCAAATGATACCCATGTTTCTGGGCAAAAGAAATTGCCGCGGCGCCCCAGCCCACCACGATATTATTTAGGGTATATTGCAGGGGGGACAGCTCCATCATAGTGCTAGTATAGCACCGGTGAATGGTTAGGTCAAGGGATTATTTTAAAAGTCTGAGGCCGCGGACGAGACTGTGGTAATACGGTCAGGCTCATCGGGACCGGTGCTTGCGCCGGCTGCAAACCCCAACGCTGCGGCCACTGCAAGGGCCACCGCCTTCTTCCCGTACTTACGAGCAAGCGCTCGAATCTCATCCTTCAGGCCCTCTTCTAACAGATCCAACGACAAGTGTCCGTTGGTCGGGGTGACTCCATAGCTTTCTAGCAGACACTGTACGTCTCGGTCGAGTTGGGTGCCTTCTGTAAACTGGCGCCAGTTTTCCATTATAAGTTGCATCACTTATAAATAGTCTATGCCGGACTTAAAATCCCTATCACGTGGTTTTCCTTGATGACCGTGAAAGTCTCGCCGTTGTGTTGGATGTCGCGCAGCATATGCGCCTCTACCACAAGCTGTAAGCCGGTGCCCCACAAGGTTCCGTTTTCGCCCGAGCAGCTGACTACTTCTACCACGGCAAACGGACTCTCTACAGCCCGATAGTCTTGTGGTAAGAGAATGGCACTCTCTTCGGTGTCGGTGTCCTCAACGGTTCGTACCGCAAGGTAATTATTTACTGGTGTAAATGTCATTTTCTCTCCTTTATCCACACTTGGCAAAGCCACAGTTCCTACACGTAACACAACCCTCAATATAAATAAGGCCCTCAGTGGCACACTCACTACAAGTCTTCTCTGTAGCACTCTGGCCATCGGGAATGTAATTCTTTAGGATGCGTGCAATGCAGCGAGCGAAACTAAACATATCACTATCCCGATCCTTGTGGAGCTGTTCAACAACATATTGGATATTGGTACCATGCCGCAACCCCAAAGATATCATCCGTGTAAAGGACGAATGATTGGGATTATCAAATACTTTAACCAAATCCTTAATGATTATGGTATCACCATTCTTTCCAACTTTCAAGTCATAAATGGAATTCATTGTTTTGCGCGGGTTCTTAACTAAAAATCCTTCCGCCTTGTCGCGAGGTATTTCAATTAAGGTGGAGAGGCCTCCCATCACCTCATAGGGCTTGCCGTCCATCAACCCCACCACAATAATCCACTTCTCCCCCTGAATGGTGGAGTGATGAATGTTGCAAGGCAACTCGATGGGTCGCTTCGGCGCCGTATGTTGTGGGAACTCGGCGCTGGCTTTGTCTCGTGCTACCAGGACGCCGGAGCGGGAGCCATCAACATAGACGGTAATCCCCTTTAATCCCTGGCGCCACCCTTCCATGTAAAGTTCCCCCACCAAAGCCGGGGCAGTTCCCTTTGGTAAATTAATGGTAGAGCTAATACTATGATCAATATTTTGTTGAATTACTGACTGGAGTGCGACCCGGCGTTTCCAATCAATCTTATCCGACTCTACAAAAAAGGCCGGGAGGGTACCTGGGTCCTTGAATGGATGCCAGTCTAGCCACTTCTGCACATTGTGATGGTGAACAATATATTCAACCCATCGATCTCCCAGTTCATCTATGTGGTCAGCTTCTAGGTGTTGTTCATCGTGGGACAACTTGCGGCGACGGACATAGGAGTTTCTGAAAACAGGTTCTAGGCCCGAGGAGGTCTGCGACATAATTGATACCGAACCAGTAGGCGCGTTAGTAAGAATAGAAATGTTGCGGCGGCCATGCTGGGCGATCATTTCTTTAAGATCGTCGGGAAGGCGCTGGATAAACTCATTACTTTCCTCTATGCTCCAGTCGAACGCGGGAAATGCGCCTCGCTCCTGAGCTAGATAAACGCTTTCTTCGTACGCAGCGTCCCGTAAGGTGCGATAGATTTGTTCAACAATTACCAGTGCTTCCTCGCTATCGTATGCCAAATTCAAACAAGCTAATGCATCAGCTAGCCCATGGGTGCCAAGCCCTGTTCTGCGGCCGTTTGTCGCGGCAGAATACAGCTTCCCCCACAGCTCTTTCTCGTCAGGAGTGTCAGCTACCTCCTGAATGTTACTCAACTTCTCTAGTTCGAGTTCTACAAGGTCATCAGACAGGCGCATTCCTACGGTGGCCACTTCTCTTAATTTATTAAAGTCAAAGTCTGCATTTTTTTCAAAAGAATTTTTTACGAGACTTTTTAAATTCAAAGAAACAAGCCTGCAGGAGTCATAGGCTGAAAGGGGAATCTCCCCACACGGATTAGTGGTCTTGGTTTGGAACTCGGGGTAGGCGTGGGCAGGCAGGTTCCTGGTAATGGTGTCCCACATCAGGAGGCCCGGCTCTGCTGTCTTGGTGGCAGACTCAATAATTGTATTCCACAAGCTGGCTGCATCGACTTCGGAAGTGTACTCCGGCTCCGTGGCGTCCACGGGAAACTGCAGGGTAAACGTTTCGTTATTTTCCACGGCCTTCATAAAACTATCGCTTATCTTCACCGAGACATTCGCACCCGTAACTTTGCTAAGGTCCTGTTTCATCGTAACAAACTTTTCAATGTCAGGGTGACGCACATCCATCGAAATCATGAGGGCACCGCGACGACCGTTCTGACCGATCATCCGGCAGACGTAAGAGTAGAAATCAGCAAAACTCCAAGCCCCCGTAGTGGTGCGAGCAGAATTATTAACAATCCCGCCCGTAGGGCGTAGGTCACTAATGTCTAGACCAACACCACAACGTCGCTTAAAAAGATTAGCCAGGTCTTTGCCGGCATCCATAATAGACGAGATATTATCTTCTGGATTTTCAACTACCACGCAGTTAGAAAGAGATACATTAACATAATCATTTCCAATCCCCATCATAGGAGAGCCCTGAGGGACAATATATTTAAAATCTTTGAGGAAAGAATAGATGTCACTTTCAGTTAGGTGGTTGGACTTGCGTGTGATAAATTTATCCTCTATGCGCGCAAACTCTTTAGCCAAACGTTTGTGCATATCGTCAGGGGAGCGTTCCATAAAGTGGCCCTTCTTATCACGTAAACAATACTTTGTTATAAAAACATTTGTAGCTAACTCGTCACCATCAAAATATTCTCGGGTCGTTGCCCGGACTTCAGCTTCCTCAAACATGCCTAACCTCCGTTATTCTTCTTGAACTTCTTATACTTCTCAACTAAATTCTCTTTTTGCTTTTTAGCGCTGACCGCAACCAATCCGTCTTCTTCGGAAGGCTCCAACACCTTAATACATACGTTAGATGTATCCATAAATAAGGGGAATACCAATCCGTCGGGCCCATTGCGATTCTTAGCAATGAAGAGGCGTCCACCATTAGCTACCTTGTCGTCAATCGTTCGAGAAATAGTAAAAATAAAATCAGCTATAAAGCACTTGTTAAATGCCTCGGAGATCGCTTCCATTGTAATGACCTCTGCATTAAGACCTGATCTATTTGTCTGGGATGCTGTCCACACTGGGCACTTGTATTCTGATGCGATTCCACGCAGCTCTTCATAAATAGATTCGAGTTCGTTCCTTTTCTCTTTTAAGTATCGAACGGGGCGCAGTAAATCTCCGTAGTCGACGATAATCATGTCAACATGAATGCTGCGCATACGTAATTTTTCTAAATGAGACCGAATAGTTTGGGTACTTGCCGTCTTGGTGGGGTATTCTTTTACAATCAGTCTTCCCTCAATATCTTGCACCTCCTCATAAATTTTTTCTTTAAAGGCACTGAGGTTTTGGAGAGGAATTTTAGTCAAACAAGAATCATAGCGAGAAGCAACCACGGTATCCTGAAGTTCAAGAGTATAATGAACGACGGTCTGTCCTTCTTTAAGAGCTTGAGTTCCCAAATGAACAAGAGCCATAGATTTGCCGGCGCCAGTGGGGGCGATTACAACGCCCAACTCCTTTTGGCCCAAGCCTCCCTTACAAATGTCATCAATCAGTGTCCAGCCAGTTGCCGCCGGGTTCCTAAACCGCGGCTTAAAGCGTTCTTCAAAATCGCGCTTCCAATCATAGCCCTCTTCGTTGTCGATACCCAGCTTTAAAGAATCATTAATAACCTGGGATATCTCATCGAACGAGGAGGTCTGCAGAAGTCCGATAGACTTTACCATAGCAGATTTAAGGTTCTGCTTTTTGCAGAAATCTAGGGAGGTGTCTTTAATATAGGCTATGTCGGTCAGGGCCGCGACTTGGCTTCTTACATAGTACTCGCGTACTTGCTTAGCTGTTAGCTCGTTCTCATTGTCAAGTTCCGAGCGCAGAATGGTCTTCATAATATCGCGCGAAGGATGAACCTCATACTTCTTTCGATAATCAAAAATTTTATTAAGAAAAAGTTTGAGATAATTCAACTCCAAAAAGCTTACATCCAATACCTCTTCAATCTGATCTGCAAAGCTGCGATCATCCAGGATTACCATACATAATTTCTCTTGAAAGGACTTTCCATACTTGGAAAAGCTAACAGATTCGCCGTTTAATTTCATGGCTTCCCTCATCTCTAATCTTACTACTTTCCAAGCGCCTTGTCAACACAAATTCTATTCATTGTTGCATGCAAATCATCCCAATTGAATACTCCAAACCCGTCTTGATTCATCATTCGAATAATCTCGGTTTTGTTATAATCATATTCAAAATTTTCCAGGGCATAGTGCACCTTTTCCCGACACTGTAATGAAAGAGCCGGAGCGTAGAGTTGCATCAATTTATAGTTCTCTATAATTACATCTCTGTGGGACAAAACGTTCGTGAAAAACTTAGCTTTTGACTCAGTCTGAAGACAACAATCGAAAATCTCCTGCAATGTTGCGTCTTTATCCTCCCTTAAAAAATTTAAGTTTTTTGAAATACTTTTTAGGCCAGCACCGGGGACGCCCTTAAGATTGTCAGAGGGATCGCCGGCGATTGCTCTGGCCATGGCAAAATTGCGGGGGTGGATATCGAAATCCTCCACGATGTTCAGCTTAGTGTGAACCTTCTTTTGAATCGGCCGGAACAAAACTGTTTCATCATTGCACAGCTGAAGGAAGTCCTTGTCACTAGAGATGATAACCTTCTCCCAGCCCTTAAGATGATCTACCTGGGTGGCGTACGCGATTACATCGTCAGCCTCTACCTCGTCAAAGCGCAGCTGAATAACAGGGAGCTCATTGAGGTACTCCATCAAGCGCAGCTGCTGCCACGCCATGTTGGCTCTTTGCTGTTCGTCAGTCAAGTCTGTCTGTCGATTGACCCGGATGGGCTTGCGACCTGCCTTATAATTCTTGTTTTGCTCACGCCTCTTCCTAGAGCCGCCCGGGCCATCCCAGATGATCATCACGGTGTCCGGTTTGATGTCTCTACAGAGCTTCTGCAAGATGCCTAGGAAGCCCTTGAGACCCCCGATGGGGTGCCCGTGGACCGAGAGGCTAGGGTTGACGATGAAAGCTCTAAAATAGGCGTTCAGGGCGTCAACAATCATTACGCGTTTCATGCTGCTGTCCACCATTTGGGCACCTCCGACTTCCAGGTAGCGAAGTCTGCTTTCTCTCCGTGGTAATACGCACGGTACGCAGTCACGGCGCACTCATTCTGGTATTGAGGAGGCATCGATTGGGCGAACGGCGTCAGGGCCGTCTCCGTAAACCTCATTCGTAAGCCTGCGGCCCACATAATAACTTCTTCGCTCTTGTGGGTGCGACCGTAACGACGAGTGTATTCCGCACACATAGCCAGGCCGTGCCGGAGAAGCCATGTCCAGTTGGCAACGGACTTTGCAGCCCATAGAGTACAGGGATGCTTGGCATGCGTCTGCCGGTAGGGAGTATCATATCCCTCCTTGGCCGCTACAGTACACAACATCTGCGCGGTCTCTAAAATCATTTTAACCACATGTTTGTCACAAAGCTGCCGCGCGGCGATTACTGGGTCTTCGTCAACTACAAATATGTTCATAGTCTCATTCTCTCAATCTTGCCATGTTCATTAGTATAATAGACGCGACGCACACCCACATGGCGCATGGCTGCTTCGCACATAGGACAAGGCTTGCTGATGCGAGCCTCTCCTTCTTTGTTAATGCGGGCGACATAGACGTCTGACCCCCGTGTAGTGGAGCGCTCGATCCCGAGGATGGCTCCCAACTCTGCGTGGAGGGTGGCTTCACCGTGACCCTCTCTACGAAATCTTGCACCGAAACTACAATGCCGGTGCTTGTTACAGGAAATATTACGAACGGAACTGCCCTTAACGAGGACGGCTCCGTGCCTAAACTTTCCATAATCTGATTGTTCTGCCACTCTCTTGGCGAACTCTATATATCTCTTGTTCTTCAACTGTATCCCCTAATGTATGAAGCTCCTATGAGTATACCTCACAGGAGCCTCGGTGTCAAGGGTTTTGTTTCTATTCTTTGGTGTACTTAAATGTTACACGCAGGATATCGCCCTCTAGCATCTCTGCGTTGGCCTGTTGAAGATCTGTAACGTTTATACCAGATGCCTCAAGGGCTTGTTGGGCGCGACGGGGAGCCATCGTACGTGCCAAGTCCATACTCCCCCCACTTACCTTCTTGTCGACAGTTACTTGTAATGCTTCAGTATCAATAGAAACTCCACGTGGCATCTGGATGACGCCTGATGCGGCGTCGGCTGCATCACTATTTTGTGCTGCTTCTTGTGCTACGTCTGCACGAATTTTTTCTATTTCATTGTGCAGATGCTCCAGCTTGTTAGCTTTTTGGGGACCTAGGTCTATTATCGACTGGTCCTCCGGACTATTGGCTACTTGCTCCATCCAGTCGGCTGATTCTTTAAACTCCTTGGCAGAATCCACTAAGGTCTTCGCCAAGTCGGTGTCCCCAATGTCGAAGGCTGTGCGAGCTTCCCTTGCTATAGCTTCAGCAGCGTCGCTTAAATAAGCAGCATCACTTTGAAGCTCGCCGGCGTTAGCGATCAGGTCCCCAGAATTGGTAACCAAGTCTCCGGCAAAAGCTTCCGGGATCCCAGCCATCAATGTGGCGGCCGCAAACGCTACTATACTAGCTCCCACAATAAACCCTAGCTTCGCTAGCCTAGGGTGCTTCTTACTTAAATTTCCAGATAATCCTATAACCTTTGCTGCAATAGCGAAAACCTTTTTCATTCCTTTAAACAATAGTTTGGGGGTCTGCTTTAGTTTCTCTATGAGATGATAAGCCTGGGTGGACAAAAATCCTATGGGATCGCTGCCAAACAACTTGAGCTGACCCATTAATCCCTCTTCAAGTGTTTCTAGAACGTGCTCTGCCGAGCGTTCCCACTGCTCAATAAAAAGTAAAAGGTCGCCGTCGGACTCAGTGAGCATGTTCAATCGATCGCTGAATGATGTTGTAGTGACCGCATCATTTTCAAAGATGTAGAGCGGACCTAGATCCTGGGGCGGATCTTGTTCCGCCACATACTGGCGCCAACCTTCCATTATAAGTTTCATATCAGACAACGCGAGGAACTCCTAAGACGTATAATAAATAGTCTTATTCTTTATCTACGTCGTAGAAATCCTCAGCGCTTCCCTCGCGGGTGTCAAACTTACGAATGATCTGTTCATCCATGATCTCAAGGACCCGGGTTTTGAACTTCTTGCCCTTAAGCTTTTCAATCCAGTGGGCACTCTGGAACTTCTCTTCGGTTTCATCCTTATAGACCAGGGAGAACCAGGCGCCGGCTTGCTTCAGATTGTCGGAGCCCTTGATTGCTTCCAACCAACTCTCTTGGTCCTGTATGCCAACCTTGTCGGTTCCCCATAAAATTTTAAAGGCACAGTTACGTCCCTGCGTGCCGAAGCGAGACTTCTCAAGTTTGACCTTTACCTCAGAACCAATGCGGAAACCACTCTCGTCCTCGATGAAGGCAGACTTTGCCTTACGCCCCGTCAGCCAGACGCGTAGGGAATACACATAGTGCATGGCCTTCCCGCCTGGAGTAATAAAGGGTGTCGTCATTGCGACGATGCGTGCGTTGGGGCCCTGTGGAATATTGGTCTTCAACTGGTTAAGAACCAGGAAGGCTGACTTTGTATTCGCAATCGGGATGGTTAGTTTAGACATTCCCTTTGAGAGAATGCGTGCTTTCATGGCCATCGTAGATTGAGGGTTGAAGTCTCCCTCCACATCTGTAATGGTCGGAGTCATTGCCAGGGAGTCCCAGATAAACAGAGTTCTTTCTGCTCCGGACTTCAAAACGTTTTCAATGGTTTCTAGAACATGCTCAACGGATTGTGCCTGGACGTAGATAAGCTCATCTATGTCACAGCCAGCTCGTTCAAGAAAGCCCGGGTCAATTGCTGACTCAGAATCCATATAAATAACGGTCATCCCCATCTTCTGGGCATTGCCAGCAATCTGCGCGGCCATAAATGATTTGCCAGTAGATTCAAGGCCAGCAATCTCTGTGAACTTCCCAACAGGAATACCACCTAGCTGTCCCCGGCAAACAATAGAATCCAACCAGCGAGATCCAGTGGGAATCCACTCTTTTACTTCTGTGGGGTTTGCTTCATTAAGATTGTGCGCCACTTCAAGTCCTGATGTTTTATTAATCAAGGTGCGCAGGCCATCAATAGAAATCTTACCTACTTTGGATTTACTCTTGGCCATCGGCGGGACCTCCATACCTCAGATAAACTTCTGCCAAAAAATCTTTGTGCATTTGCGACACCTCTTCGCCCACTTCATCTATCTGACGACGCAGGTCCATTACATATAGCCCGAGGGCAGCGAGAATAACCAAAATCAAAAAAGACATCAGCGGCCTAATCAAGCTCGTATTTGTTGATGGTGAGCAGACCATTCTGTGTTTGCACTACCACATCAAAGCCGGCGACGAAGCTGTCGGCATCGTCGTTCAAAGCGTACAGTTCACCAGCGCGGACTTTTACGTTCGCGGCGACTTCGCACGAGCCGCGCTTGTGATCGTGTCTCTCAGTAGAGATCGTGAGCAAATTATATTCATAGGCGTGTTCAATAATAGCTTCAACAAGGTATTCTTCAAAGGCCCCCCCGCGATCATAATCTTCCAACAACCCTTCGTCGCGCATGCTGCCGAGGATGTCCTCCTCATACCGCGACCATATAGTAATTCCCGGCGTGGCCAAAAGGCTAGCTAGGATGGTGGCGGTGCTGGTGTCCGCCAGGGCGGTCGAAATATAATCATCGGAGATATGCCAAATGCTGGCAACATCCTCGTAATTAAGATATACATAATCCTCCTCTGCAATTCCGAGTTCGCGGAGAGTTTCTACAATTGATTTCACTGTGATGCCTTTCTTCTGTTAAAAATGTGAGGCATCTGTCACCCATGCCTCCCTGTGGTGTTAAGGTTTATTGTGAGTTCTTAGTCTCTTGAACTTCGGACCGAAGCTCTTGCGCAAGTGTCTTTACTTCTTGCATCGCCTTACGAATACGCGTTCCGGCGGCATTGTTGCCGCGCTCAAAAAACTTTTCGTGGTCCTCTCGGGTTTCCTCAAGGAGAATAATAAGCTCCTCTAGAAGATTTGTTCCAATAGTCATATCTGTTCCTTTCATATGTGAGGCACCTGATAACCCTGTGCCTCCCTGTGGGTCAAAGCTTTACTTCTTTTGAACGAAGGTGTAAAGCTTTTCAGCTTCCATTAGAATTTCCTCAGTCGTGAAAGGTTCAACGGTAGTCCGCTGGCCCTCCGACTTAAGATGTTCATTCTCGCGAGCGCGATGATTGCGCTCACTTACAATGCCCATTGCCATTCCTAGCAGTTCTTGGCGGAGTTCGTATCCGCTTTTGTTTGTATCATTCATAATATCTCCTTTGTGTGTGTATAAGTGTGAGACACCTGATAACCCTGTGCCTCCCTGTGGGGGGGATATTAAAGAGCGCCAAGCTCGGCGAAAGCAGCGTCGACGGCGTTGGCTTCGCCGTCCGCAGTCTTCCCATACTTCTCGGTTTCGCTACTCACCGTCTCGGGATCTTCGACCTGAGAATTAACAAAGGTGTCCAGAATGGTCTGAACATCATCGGTTGTCTTTCGTTCAAACAAGCCAGAAAACTCTGGAATGCTATCGAGAAGCTCTACGCACTTGTCGGGGGTCATTTCCTCGCAGAGCGGGGAAGACCGTCGACGAGGTACGAGCTTCGTCTGCGGGAAAGACGCACCGGGTGGCTTTCCGTAGGTCATCGTGAGATCTGTACCAGTCTCGGTGTCGGTGATATCACCATACTCCGGATTCAGCACGAGAGTCAGAAGATTCTCATAAGCGGTCTTACCATAGCCCCATACACGCACACCCTTCTCTTCCTCACCGCGGACCATCACGGGGCTGAAGAAGCGCTGTCGTACGAAGAGAGACTTTGCAGTCTTCTTACTGTGGTCGTCGTTGTTATCGACTCCCTCGCGCCAAAGCTGTGAGGCGAACTCACATACAGGACACTCGTCACTGTAGTTACGCTTGGGGCAGAGGAAACCGCCCTTCTCGATGTTGTAATGAAACCACATCTCCTTGAAGGGATCGCCGTCTGCCGTCGGAACGATCCGAATAGTCTGGTCGCCGTCATCAGGACGCCAGAATGTGTCATTTGAGTTACCGTCTCCACGTAGTGACGAGAGCTTTTCTCTCATCTTATCTAAATTGATACCCATTTTTATCTCCTTATAGTTGGGTTAAAGTACGATCAGCCAATATCCTGATCGTCTAGTAGTTCTTTATATGATTGTACCACAGATGAATACTTAATGCAATAACAATATTTTTGGTCGTAGGTTGTTTTAAAGATGCCATACGAAATATTAACTCCCTCGTTTAGCTGCTTCTTAACATAGTTGACTATTTTACGGAACAACGTACCATCTTCCTTTAGGTCTTCTTCATTGATACCATAGTAGTATACCACGTCACGTGCATTAGTCAAGTCATAAAACCATTTTTCTTTTTCTTCTTCGACATCCATAACGCCGATCGTCGCGATGCGACTCAGAGGGGAGGGGCGTGTGAAGTTGCCCGCTACCGATTCTGAGTTTTTAAAAACATTAATCATGTGCAAGGTATTAACGATAGCTTGATTAAGAACGTCGGCATAACCAAGGATTGGTACCTCGCCCACTCCTTGCTCCACGAGCCCATTATTAATTAAATAAATCACTTCCAGAAGTCCTGACCGCGCATACTCTTGCAACACATTCTTTACAATTCGTTCCTGCATGGTCTGAACTTCACTGAGAAGGTCAAGATCCGGCTGAATGTAAATAACCGAGAGGTTATTATCTTGAAGCTGCTCCAACAGTCGGAGGCTAGCGCCGGATATGGCACCACTGCCTCCAATAATAACAGTCACCTCTTTCTTTGAGAACTTCAATTTTTTTTTGAGCGAAGGGAAATGCTTCTCATACTCCTCATGAGTCGCGCGTTTTCTGATGGTGATGTCGGCCTCTGTGGTAACATCAATTCCATACGTTTCGTACTGAGGGAATTTTTTAAACACCCGCGCTATGTTGCAGCCGGCTTTCCCTAAGCCAACCACTATCATTCTTCTTCAACCCACTCCAAAAGGAACCCCATATCAAAGCTCCCACGAGTGGCGCACTTTGACAAACGCTGAGCCCTTATGGCTGTTGGTCCTATAGAGAGCCTCCCACATACAAACTGTAGAATCTCCTCTATATCTGCCGCCTCTTCGGCGCAAGGATTCTCAACAAATTCCTGGACCTCTTCACGAAGCTTCTTAAGAGCAAACCGTGTCAGGTCGTCACCGCGTAGCTGACTTATCTGGTAGTCTTTGCCGTCCTTCTCAATGATCTCGGGAATACGATCCCGGACTAACTTTTGATAAATCTTCTTCACTTTACAACCTTTAGGTGGGAGCGGTTGCGAAGCCTTGGATCATCGAGATCAAGATTGCCGCGGCCGTCGATGACCTCGAAGTTCTCGGCGATGGCGACTTCGTCGTCAAGCCACTTAAGGGTTGCTCGGCGCTGGGCGCCATCGGGACCTAGCTTCTCGGGGTTTTCTAACAGCATCCTCTTGATTCTGTCTAGTTCTGCGTGTTGCATTTTTTCCCTTTCATTCATAACTTTAGTTCCTTCATATCTCCGAGGTTCTTTCCAGCGGAGACGTTAACCTTGAACATATCATACCGTGTTTTCCTGAACGTGTCAAGCAAATTCACTAATTCATATCGATCTTCTGCTGCGAGGTCGATATACACTGCGTCGTGAATAAGAAATGCGATGTGGCTCTTTCTCCCCTTCAAAAGCTCGTAGACTTTATAAGCCTGTTCATGCACCATGTCAATTGTGGTGCTTTGAACGATGTAGTTGAGAGCATGATGCTCGTCTACGTTCTCTATTATTCTACCATAATCTGTCTCAATTTTACAGCCATCCCAGTACTTATTTCTCACTAAATCCTTGTTATAAAGACTCTCTAACTGCTTGTTTTCCTTACTAGAATACAACCACGCGAAGGTCTTCACCTTAGCCTCTTCGCGAGTCAGGTTGTCGTCGAAAATGTTCTTAACATTCCAGTTATGAATGTCATTCTTGGGCTGCTCAACACCGGCAAGTGCGAGGAGTACCCTCAGCTCTGCGGCATTAAAATCAAGCTCCACTAACCAGTCGTTCGTAGGCCTAATACAGGCTCGAAAATCTTTACTCATGGTAAGAATAGGAAAGGTGTTGGGGTTGGTGGACAGGCGCCCAGTAACGGTCCCCCACGCGTTGTAGTCACAAACCGGCCGAACTGTTTGGAGGGTGCGAAGAAAATTCTTTCCCCGTACCGATCCCAGCAAATGCTGAATGGGGCGGATATCCAGAAGTAACTCGTTGCTCCCGATCACTGACAGCATTTCCACCAAGTTATACATAAGTTGATAGTTGGGGGGGCGAGGATAGGTGTCGAGAACGTGACGCGTGATCTTATTCTTGGTATCCAAATACCGAAAAAGAAAATATTCCGGGATCACGTCATAGAGACAGTTATAATCTAAAGATAGATGCGCGGTATTAAAGGCCCTAAGACACGCCTTGAGTCGCGACTTGATCTGGGCCCATTCTTCCTTCAATTCATCGGGGCACACTTCGGTGAGAGAGGCGCCCCCACAAAAAAGGCGCGCTAGCTCATAGGACTCGCCGGGTAGATGGCTCGAATAATCCCAGGTTGCACCAGCCAGTGGTGGCGCGCTCGAACCATTAATCATGTTGTCGGTAAAATAGCCCACACAATCTTTCTTACTATCCAGTACTTGGAATAGGGGTGCAATCGTCATATGAATAGGATAGAGGGTTTTCTCTCTTAAGTCAAGCTTTTTTATTATTCTACATCATTGAGAGGGGGATGCCGGTAAGGCGCGACAACGAGGCAGGGTAGATATATTTTTTATACTCAAGATTGATTTCGTGGGCAACGCGTTGGAGGGGGGTCAGGGCTACCCCGGGGTGGCGCAGCTTGTATATCTGATAGGCGCGGCGGCGCAGACGATCCACTCCGATGCGGGTAAGAGTGTTGCTACTTTCAGCTTGTCGCAAAGCCAGATAAGTATCGATCAACAGCTGAGGGCTGATCTGAGAAGCTAACTGATCTCTATCATATAGTTCGCGCGGATAACTCTTATAGTTAAAAGTTCCATTTGGGCAGATGGTTTCTTTCTGACATAGTGGGGCGCCGGATTGCAAATAACGATAAGCACTTAAAAGAATCTGAGTCAAATCATCAAAATCCGTCAGATAAGTTTTACGATAATAGACATTAAAAAAGTTGGAAGGTCGAACAGGTTTGTGAGTGACCTCATCAATGTAATATTCGAGTCGGTCTTGCAAAGCCGGCGTAAAAAGATCAGCCGTGATTATCCATGGTTTGTTCTTGTTAACCAAAAAACCATACTTTTTGATCGAATTGGTATAAAATGCAAAGTTGGGATCTTGAATGAACTCGCCAAATTTAGTTGTATCATCGCCGGCGTCCCCATCATATAAACTAAGAGATAGCCCATTACACATGGGATCCATTTTGTAAGACAAAACAAAGTTAGTCTTGGTCATTGGGAAGGAGGGCGCGAGATTGATCAGGAAAGGCACATAGTATTCAAGGAACCCTTTAAAATTTTCAATCGGTTTTTCTCGGGGTGGGCGAAAGCTCGTAATGAAAGCCTTCGCAAGACCTTCATGGAATTGAAAAAATTGTTGAGTGGGATCGCTATAGCCCCCCACCGCACGAGGGGCGAGGATGGCTTTGCGCCCCTGCTTGGAGACGGCTCCCATCAAATACGCATCTCCCATATGGTTCACCCACCGTGTGAAGCAATCAGCCACAAAATCAAAAGTAAAGATCGGGCCTTCGGCTTCTGTCACCTGAACCAGGTTGGTGGTGTCAGGAATAATAGTGTTTTGCGTTCGATCGACGCGGCCGAAGAAGCCTCGTTCGTACCAAGTATCAAGGGGGACGGGAATTCCAACATCAGGACCCGGATACATATTCTCTTTGTACAGAGTACGCTGAAACATTGCAGCAAAAGATGCGAGCCCGTTGGTGCCGCGGGGATATGCAAGGTCTTCGGGGGTAAAGAAGAAGTCGCCATCTGGATTGGTAATTTTAACTGGCACTACTCATTAGCCTCTCTGGCTTGACGGGCAGCATCAACGTCCCCGTTCGGACCCCCTTCAATAGTGGCCGAGCCGCCCTGCTCCCGGGCCACGGCGCCGCTGGCTTCAAGTCTCTGATGTTGTTCATATACTCGGCGCCCCAGGTGACCTAGGGACGGGTAGGGATTGCCTCCCGAAGCATAGATTGCGTCGCGCTCCTCGTCGCGGGCTTCGAGGGCTGCGCGGGCCTTGTCGCCAGGTCTCTGCACCGATTGTTGGCGCGCCTTTTCTTCCTCTTCGCGGGTTTGGGGGGGCTGCTCGTCGGGCCACAGGACATTCTCCGAACCCGGGCCAGTCGGAGGAGCCAGGCTTTGCTGCGCTTCCATCTCACGCATTGTGTGGTCCAGGTCGCCGTCGTCGTCCGGGTCCTTGTTGAGGGCCGGATCTTTTTTGGGGACGGGCGCTGCTAGCCCGGTTATCTTTTCGTTGGCTCCGTCGTCAAAGTTGGAGGCCTGCTGGATGGCATCAACAGTTGTATTAAACCCGGTGTTGCTCACGTCGTGCTTGACGCCTGTTACCAAAAAATATCCCCCTAATCCAATTAGCCTGGCAATATTAGGAATACCACCAACAGCGCGGGAGGAGCCGGCGCCGATAGCAATTGGATCAATGTAGACATATGTGCCATTTTTATGCAAGTTGTTTCCTACCATGTTCATATTAACAGTATACAATTCCTTAAGTTGTTGTGCGCCCAGAGAAGCGTCCTTGCTAATGCGGGCTTCCCGGTAGTAGGGCATATCCTGTCGGTTAAACTGAATCTCTTTGGCAAGTCCGCAGCGTCCCCCTAGGAAGTAGTGATAAATACCCTCGGACATGTCTGACATTCTGTCGGCTGACATGGGTCGCGAATCCACACTGTATATCAGCACCGTTGGAATGCAGGCCCCCTGTTTAGAGTCCTTAGTCAGGCGCATCTTATCCAAAGCCTTACCTTTACGAATGGACTGCCCCAGTTGATCAATAGTAAGATCCTTCTTCCCCATCACCGTAGGAGGAGCAAGCCTGAAGGAGGCCGTATCAAATCGTATGTTAAACTTAAACACGTCCTCAAAACATGTTTCTCCATAGGCTGCAGAAATTAAATCAGCGCAGATATCTTTAATGAAGTTAAGCAGGAAATAAGAATCCTTCTTGGAGCGCATCACCTTGTTCAGAAACCACTCATTAAATTTATCTATAGAAATAGGAATGCTCCCAATATTCATAAAAGTGGTGATACCGGTGATCTTTTTAAAGCGGAGTGGATCTATCTCAGAAAGACGCCTATAAACCGTGGCTGATTTCCCGGGGCACTCGACTGCCACGCTTTGTATTTGAAAGGCTGCCAAAGGATCGACCAATTCTACGGTTCCCAGAACCATTTGCATGGGAGAAGACTTCTTGGGGCCATCCTTCTGAGCTAAATGAGCCAATCGTGTTTCGAAGAGAACATCAATCAGGTCCCCCAGGTAGAAATAAGGTACCAGAACCGTGTCTTGGTTGCCTGTATTAAAGATTCCCACCTCGTCTGCCATACCTTTAAGCTTCGTGTTTTGGGTCGGGTCGGACTTCGGAGCATCGTCGGTCTCGGCTTTCTTCAGAGCTTCAATGAGGTCCGCGGCTTCCTTTTCTGCCGCGGCTGCCGACTTCTTGGCGGCCTTCCCGGATACCACAAGCTTGCTAATATCCTGACTCTGTCTGGTCTTTGCTGCCTTCAGACGATCCTCGGAATCCATCTTGCGAATAGGATTCAGAAGAGTCTCAGAAGGCACTCTCACTCCATACACCTTATTCTTCTTTTGTAGCTCTTTAAGGAATATGCTATACTTATGCATTCTATTTTGACGCATCAATTCTATTTGCTCTTTAAGAAGCTCTGTCCTTTTCTCCTCTTTCGCCTTTCCCTTCGCGGTACCATGCGTGGTTGAGTGTTCCTGGGCAACAGCCGGATCGTCAAGGTCCTTTTGAATGTCTTTTATCGCCTGGGCATGTATCTCTTTTGCAATAAAGATGTCAGCATCTGCGGATCTCATAATTCCAGAGATGGAGGCCTGATAATCTATGTCTAGTTCCAGCGTCCCGTCTTGTTGAAAATTGATGGCGTGACTTACAATCTGTAGATACAGAGCTGTTCGCGAGTTGGTAATAGCTTTGGCAATTGCTTCCAGCTGCACCGGACTATAACCTGGAATTTGTAAATCTTTGAAGTTGGGAGGAGTAGCCCACCCCACGATTGCCTTAATTCTAAATCGTGCGCCGTCGTAGCCCTGATGAAGGCTCCCGCAGGCGTCTTCCTGTTGCCCCGTTTTCTCCTCCGGTTGCTTAGGCTTATCAAGGACGGAGGTCCCAGACCCAATAATAAGGTCTAGATAGCCGGCTTTGCCGATAATCCCCGCAGCATACTCATCGTCACTGGCCTTGTCGGTGACCTTGTTGTGACGAAATAAATCATATACGCTTTGAAAGTGAATAACCAATTTGGCGCTAATCATGTTATCAACTTCCGCCGGCTGTACACCATCGAGGCTCCAGCTAAATGATTTAATGCCGGCTCCTCCCACGCGTCCGTACTTCCCGTCGGTAATCTCATTAATGTCCTCTTTATCCACAAAGTTTTTGAAAGGAATGCGCAGTTCGCCTGTCGAAATCAAATTGCCGGCGTTCTCTTTATCATAATCCACCCTATATATCTCGATATGTGGTGTCATAAGAGCCCAGAGATCGGGACACATATTTTGTAGCCAGTAGGCCTCCTGATCGGGGCCTCCTGCGGGGGGCCAAGAGCCTACTGGGGGCTCATTTGGCAACGGGGACCCATGGTTAAGCTTTGACACAATATTGCCAGGCATTGCATCGCTGATTTTGCCGAGATGTTTGTAGTTCAGCTTCTCTCGAATACTGGCTAGTTGTTTAATATTCTCTAAAAGAAAACACTGAAGCTCAATGGCATGCACCTCGCCCTTGCGAAGTGCACGCTTGTCCACATTCTGTGGCAAACGCTCTGAAGGGGCAGAAGCAGCGGGATCATCGCCCGGAAGCGGTGGAGGGATCGGCTCCTGAAGGCCATATAGAACGGTATAGAGAATCTTGTCATAATGGCTTAGACCACCGGGGGCTCCGCGGGGCTGCTGGCGTGCCTTGAATTTCGATTTTCCAATCGCGATGACCATTTTCTGGAACTCATCGAAAAGCCTTTCTCGTTTGGCGTAGTAGACTCCTTCCCAGCCCTTGACCGCGGGGAAGTCGCCCAATAGGGCTATGGTCCCGGCGCCCAGCAACCTGGTGACTGCCGGGATAGAGAAGGCTTCCCAAAGTTTACCAAGGCGCTCAGCGGTGAAGACGCTCGTCCGGTCGACCGAAAGGCCCGGGGCCGGGAGGGGAAGTTTCTCAGTTGTAGTAGAGTTGGCCCTGACAACGTCCGCCTGGGTGAAGGTCTTTCCGGTGTTCATTTTCCATTGATGTGTTTTTGTCTCACGTGCAACCTGTTCGGTTGTAAGTTTTGGGACATCGCCACTATCGACCTCAATCAAGTCGGGCACCTCCCCCAGCGGTGACTTCCCGGACTTTCCCCCATAGGGACGATAAAAAGTAATCGGTGTATGGGAAAGCCCGTCGCCAGCTTCCGCCCCGGGCGCGGCGAAAAAACCCGGAAACGTTTTCATAGCCTTGGTGGTATTGACGACACTACCGCCGGGGTCCATCGGCTCCGTAGGGTGACCGGAGTTGGGGCTTTCATGGTTCGTTTGAGACGTGGATATGATGGCATTAAAAAGATCCGGATCCGGGGTGTCCGCGATATTAAAAAACTTAAACTTTTGGGCCGTAGTCCATATGCCAAGTTTCCAGGGTTCGTCCCCCGGGCCCGGGCACTGGGTGATAGCGTTAAAAACATTCTCCAAAGCTATCTTGGACTTACGAAACTCTAATCGATAACTCTGATCTTGGGCCGCGGCAACATAAGCGTCGTCGTAGACGTCGCCCGAACCGGTGGCGTTGGTGCTTTGTTGGAGCTTGTCGGCTTTAGTCTTGAACTCGGCGATCGAATATTCTTTTCCATGGAGGATCACTTTGTCGCCGGTGAGATACTTGCTCTTGTCGGCGGCCCCTTTTTTCTCTAAATGATTCTTAAAACTACTCTTGAGCCCCGCCGCTGAGGTTGCAGTAGCGAGGTGTAGGAAAGCGTCGCGCGCTTGTTTCAGTTTTTTGGTGGGCTTGACTGCATTGGTTATGCCTGGGTTATCAAATTTAAACTCGGCTTCTTTTTTGGGAGCATTCTCCAAAATATAGGCCTGATCGGTCCAGTCATAAGCCACCGCATATGCCGCGCATGCCGGCACAAATATCTCTTTGTACCAGCGGACATATTCCTTTTTATAATTTTTGGCACTCCCCATCAACTCACCTCAAATAAGCCGCTAGAATAAGCTCCAAAGGCAAAGGAATATATATAACATCTCCAGGCTTCAGGTGACCTTCGGTGGGGCGTTTATTAAATTGAGCGATAACCCACCAATATTCGGGCGAAACATAATATTGGGAAGCCAGTTTATAAAACCGGTCGCCAGTCTTCCAGATATGCTGAAGGGTTTGTAACTCTGCCATTTGCTGAGGAGAAGGGTAGCGCGTTCGGGGCGTGCCATACTGACGAATGAACGGGACATCGCGAGCATCTAAAATACTTTCATACATCTCGTTGTTGTTTCGATACACTGTTCTATCATCAAATCTGCTTGTCATCGTTTAATCTCCTTAGCCTAGGCGAAGCCCTGGCCGCCGCCGCCGTTGCCGGAGGGGAAACGGCTGCCCTGAGTTATCTTCTCGACCTTGGCCGTCTGGACCGGCGCGTCGGCGCCGGGATCAGTCGGGTCCGCGGCGACCTCCGAAGGAGGAGTCGCGGGAGGGACCGGATCGAGGCCTCCATCAAAGAATTCATTTGTTCCCCCATGAGGGAAGTTGTGCAAATACTTAGATCCCCCCTTCGTCTCCGGGTCGGCGCCGAAGTAAAATGTATTTCCTTTTCCTTTCACCCAGCCTGTTAGATGAGAGTGCAGTATGGTGAAATTCAAGCTTACACTCAGCTGCTGATAGAACATCTGGTTATGGGCTTCCTTATTTTCTAAATAATTGCTTCCCTCGACAGTTGATTTCCCGAAGGGTTTCGGGCCGCGGCCTTCTTTGGCAAAAAACTGGCCGGCTTCGATATTGGGGTTATAGTCTACGCCATCCAAGTATGCCACAAGACCCTGCTGGTCCACCTGTGACTGAACCAGGTTAGCATAACTCACCCGCAGGAGAGGGGCGGCTGCAACGATAGAGGCATCAGGACTCTGATCCGAGTCCCCCCTATCATAAACCGGATACAAAAATTGAATGAGACGATTCATTTTATGATCATTCACATACGCTTCTTCTGCATTTTTTGCCACCACATCAAAACCAACACTTAGTTTACGCGTTGTATTCTGGAATGTCGGAAGAGCATCCATCCGACCATAGACGGACACCTCATTCCAAGTAGAACTAAAGCTATCACTGAAGGCGGTTACCCATCCAATGAAGTTAACCTTTTGGCCCGTGGGAAGATGTGTGATTTTTATACTAAAATCTTCTGGGTTTGGCATCATTCTCATTGGTCTTTCCTCCTAGTGGTTCGCATACGGCGATAGATACTTCTTGCCTGTGGGTGAGTTAAGAGCATCGATAACAATCTGATCGATCTTCTTCTGGCCCACGTGAACGTTAATAATAATTGGCTTATCGTTGCCTCCCGTTGCTGGCGCAGGTCGCTGGCCATCTTGTATCATGCTCTTAACAAGCTTACCCATCTGCATCATAGGGCTCGCGTCTGCCATACGCTTCAGTATACTATCTACTGCTCCTCCTCGTTTTGACCCCATTATAACATCTTTTTTATTAATGGGAGTAACTTTTCCGCGGCCGTTGGATCCGTCTTGATACACGAAGTCATCGGCGCCTTTGCCGATGCCCAACTTACCGCCGACCCACTTGCCGGCAGCCCCAAGTTTGGCACCAGCACTTCGAAGGGGTGCAGGTATCTTGTCTTTAAGCTTTTCCCACTGCTCTTTCATACCGTCGACGAACCTGCTTACGAGTTTCCCTGCGGCACCTTTTGCTTTCGCGCCTAGGCCCTTCCAAAACTGTACCTTATCTTTGAGCCAGGCCATGGCAGCGCCGGCTTTTTCTTTAACCCAGTCTACAGCCGCAGTGAGACCATCTTTGATCGGGGTCCAGATGGCTAAGGCAGCGTCTTTAATGCCCCCCCAAATATTTTTAATTACCTCGCCGGCTTTGGTGAATACTGCTTTAACTCCCTTCCACAACAGCTTAAAGCCGGCACCAATCGCCGAGAAGACAGCCTTAATTCCCTTCCACAACAGCTTAAAGCCGGCACCAATCGCCGAGAAGACAAACTTCACAGATTTCAACCATATTTTAAATGCGCCGACAGCGACCTTCTTGAACATACCGAAGACCCATTTCGTTGCCTTCCACCACGCCTTAAAGATACCGGTAACAACCTTAAAGACAAACTTCACAGATTTCAACCAGATGTCGAAGACGAAGAGCGCGACAGTCTTGACCTTGTCGAAGACCCATTTGACAACCCCCCACCAGACCTTGAAAACGGCACTAACCATCTTAAAAACGAAGAGGGCGGCAGTCTTGATGGCGTCAAATACGAAGAGGGCGGCAGTCTTGATGGCGTCAAAGATGAGTTTCATTCCCTTCCACCACAGCTTAGCAAGACTAACAATCCCGCCAAACACAACCTTAACAGCGGGGACCACTTTGTCGAAAAGCCATCCAAACGCGGCCTTAAGGGGCGCCACAATATATTTGTCAAACATACCAGACAAATTAAGCTTGCCAATCTTAGTACCAAACAACCAGTTAATGATACCGGTAATCGCATTAACTGTTTGATCTACAATATTCAAAAGAATCCTGGGGATCAGCAACGCCAGAGTGTCGAATGCCTCCCACATGAGTTCTTTTATACCTCCCATAATGTCCCCGGACTTAAACATATCAAAAATCTTGGTCAGCCGCTTAAACTTATCCATCAGCGGACCAATGGCACCCATAATAACAGTAATAGCAAGGCCAATAGGACCAAGTACTTTCAGAACGGGGCCCAAGAACTTGACCATGCTGCCGAGTACTCTGCCGATTGTGCCTCCGGCCTTCGCTGCAGCGGGCCCGACGGCTTGGATCCCACTCACGGCGACCTTCCCGGCCTTGGCAGCACCTTTGCCCACCGCTTTGCCTGCCGTTGCAGCGCCTCTACCCACCGCTTTGCCTGCCGTGCCCACGGGGCTGCTGGCCACCGCTTTGCCGGCGCGGGCGAGGCGCGCTTTGGGTCCTAGCCCAAGTTTCTTATATGTGGGGCCACCAACTTTAATTGCGCGCCCTGTCTTTGGGGATTTCATCCAGCCCTTGCGCATAGGCTTGGGGCCTGCTCCGGGTGCGGGGCCAGGAGCACTTCCGGCAGGGGTGCCTCCCATCCAGGTAGGAAGTCGACGCTGGATGCCGCGCTTGGCTGCTCCGCCCGCCATCTTGAGGCCGACGGCGCCGGCGGCCAAACCCCCTACAGCTACGGCTTTGCCTCCGGTGCTGAGAGCATCGAACTTTACCATCATCTTCCGGACCCACTCAGTCGCCCCCTTGATGGCATCAATAATTTCTTGAAGCATGTTTACCAAGGTCTTCGAGGCAAAAGACCTAATGAACGCGTCCATGCTTTCTCGCATTGTCATCGTTTTGCGCGCTCGGCTTTCGAGTTCTCCCTTCTTCAGGGCCTCCATCTTTTGTTGTTCGGTTTCGGCGCCGAATAACTTGCGTGCCTCGTCGACCCCCACTCCCAAGCTGCTGGCAACCATCTTTTGCTCATACTTGCCCATCTGCTTGAAGTTCATTCCCGACTGTTTCATGGATCGTTTCAGGATCTCGACCCTCTCATCCTCAGAAGCGTTAAGCATATCAATGGAGTTGAGGTAGGGACCACCCATAATGGCATTGAGCTTGCCCACAGCGCGTCCTGCGCCCTCGAAGGTGTCAAACTGTTCAACGACGCCCAGTAGTGAATCAACAGAGAGCCCCGTGCTCTTGGCCTGAGCAGATAGCTTCTTAAATGTACCCATTACGTTCTTGCCGTAGAACGCGAGCTTCTTAGAAACTGTGGCAAAGTCCTTGGCAACCACATTAAATGGTCGATTGAGGCTGGCAGCGACACCCGCAACTTCTCGCAGTACTTCTTCGGTTTCTCCAAAGCCGTACCCCAAACTCTTCGTGGCCTCGTGAACAATGTCGGCCGTCACCTGAGAAGACACTCCCAACTCGCTCATCAAAGCGCTGGTTTTGGTGAGCGCCTTTTGCTGTGCTAGCGACGCGTCGGTAAACCCGGTGGCCGTGGTGTAAAGGTCCCCATATGCTTGTGCGACTTCCTGTGCACTAACGCTGGTGGTATTGAGTTGCCACGCAATATCTTTAAGGGCCTTCGTTTGCCCGAGTGTCGCGCCCGTGGCCTTCATAAAGCCCTTGGCGGCGTCATCGTGGGCCACGCCCACGGCGATGCTCGCCTCAATCACCTTGGTAAAGAGGCTCAGGAGTAAGTTAACGGGGTTTAGAGCCCGCAAGATGCCTGTGCCAAAGGCTTTAAAGCCGCCCTTGGTGGAAAGGAGGCCCTTCATGGTGCCCTTAAGGCCTGAGTTCAGACCCAACATCCCCTCGGTGGCATTGCCGGCCGCAGTTTCTATATCCCGGAGTTTTTTCTCGGCGCCCTCTAAAGCATCCTTCATCTTGCGAGCTTGCTTTACCGTGGTGTCGGCCAGGTCCTCTATTTTATCGCGCGCGCCGTCGCGCTCTTTCATCTTTTCTTTATGACGTTTTTCTTCTCTTTTTCTCTCGGCGGATTCGGCGTGCCAGAGCTTTTTCTTTTGCTCGAATTCTTCTTCTAGTCTCTCGGTTTCTTTATCGTGGGCCTTAAGCTTTTTCTCGAACTCCACGAGTTCTTGTTGTGCGAGGCGATATGCCTTCATCCGGTCTTTTCCAAGACGAGCAGAAAAGAGGCGTTGCTCTTCAATCTGAACCTCTCGAATGAGGGACAGTTCTTCTTCCCAAACTTTGTTCTTTGCGGCCGCCTGCTTGATGGCGTCCTCTCTCAATTCGGGGTCTAGATCTTTTTCGTCAACTGCCATAGGACCCCACCCTAGCTACTGTACGGCCAGCGAAGTCCCGTCTCTCGTTCAAAATCGCTGACTGCTCTCATTAAGCGTGAGCGGCTTCGGAGGGTGTGCGCATCGTTGAGGCCGTATTTAAGAAAGGAGTCCATATAGCGTTTCTCTTTGCCCAGCGCATCAGTAAATGCGCCGATTTGTGACGAGGTGCCGCGAATTTTGGCTGGCGCGGTGTGGCCTCCGAACATATATTTAAGTAACGTTTTGGTCAAAAAACCAAACGTCACCAGGAAACTTTCATCTACTTGTTGTGGATCTACATTTAAGTTGATTTCAATTGGAACTAGATCTTCCATAGGGAGCCCTCTCTAACTAAATAGTTTAATCAAAAAAAGCCGCGCATTATTATCTGCTAACGGCTTCCCTTGTTATTCTTTTCCATTTCCTTGGCTTCGTCTTCAAACTCTTTAACCAGGCGTTCGAGGAACCAACGTCGCAGCTGGACTGGTAGATTATATGCTTCGAAGAATGACCAGCCGCCATGGTGTTTTAATATGAAGAATTCTTCATAGACGGCGCGTTGATACTCAGTCGTCAGGCCAAAAGAAGTCGGCCGTCAACGGCACTCCAATCCTCCCATCATAGCTGCACTCTGTGCAAGTAAAATCTTGATTAAGATCAATGTTGGGCATTACCGACTCATAGGCACTACGAATCTCACGAGAGGTGGTGGTGGGAACCGCATCAATAAATTGCTTGATGTGATCTCCATCCTCAAACCCTCCCACATTTGTGAGGATCAGCTTAAGCTGATCGGTTACGTTGCTATCGGGAAGCTTAAGTTTCTTTTTCTTTTCTTTGGCTGCAGTCCACCTAGTCTCATCGAGACCCGTAAGCAGGCGCACCTGAACGGTAAAATCAATCGATGATAGGTGGATCTCAAAATTACCATTCGGGAGAAGCGTAACGTTTTCGGGAAGCTCACCCTGATCCACGAGATCAAGCTCTTCCAAATTAAACGAGTGGTCTATAGTGCTGGTGCATGCAGGACACGTAATCTTGGTTTCATAATGAGGTCCGAAACCTGTAATACGGGAGGCAATAATAATTGCATTCTTATCGCCCACCAAAAGGTCGGTTACTTTAATAGTTTTGTCCACCAAAACAGACTGAATCATTCGATCCACGGCGACACCCTTTTTAAGAAGAGCCTCTGATGTAAGAATGTCTTCTTCTTTGGCCGTCATATGTCGAATTTCAATAGTTTCAGCATTATGGAGGCCATGGCCTTCTCCATAAAATCTTCCCTGGCTGGGAAGCTCGACAAATGCTGTGGGTGTTACGAAGGAGAACGTGTCTCCGCCTGTCTGGGTGGCTGCCGGACTTCCTTGGTCCGGTACTACTGGATCCTTACCCCCTAGGGCTCGCTCCAGATTGTTTCTTTGTGCCATTCATTACCTTCTTTCTT